CACCTGCAGCATTAGTGTATACGATACTTCCGCCTCCTGCTCCACCACCACCTCCACCAAGAGAAGTGACAATTTCCCCATCAGCATCTATTAGGGTAGTTTCCCCTACAGTCCTAAGTGCCTTGAGTTTAGGATTTGATTTCCAATAATCGTATAGTGTTTCATTGAATCTCTTATTAGCATTAACCATGGTTTAATTTTTTAAAATTCTAGAATTTTTTCAAATATACTAAATTATTAGTAAACGACCAAATTTTAGTCGATAAAAAGTATATCAGAAGTTAATAGATATAAAAAAAGAGGAGCGTTGGCCCCTCTTTTAAAATGTAATTAGTTTGTTTTACGCTTTTGGCGTGAGTGTAGTTGCACCAACAGTTGTTACATAAAGTGCAAGATCTGTATCAACAGTAGTAACTAGAGCATAAAGCTTGATTCTAAATTTAGAAACAGGATTTAGTCCGGTTGTAGCTGAAGAATATTCCTGATCAGAAGCTTCAAATTCAACAACATTATAAGTACTGTTAGCATCTGCTTCAAATGTATGATTTGGAGTAGGAGGATAAGCCTCTACTTGCTTGCCTTTCAGTTGGAAATGAGTGTAGGCCTCTTCAGCAGCTACCAGTTGGTAACTTCCCATACCAATATAAGAACCAGTACTATAAGTTACAGCAGCAGTTGTCCAACGATCATTTAGGGCAACATTAAAGTTGACCATAAATGGAGTATCGCTAACGGGTTTAAAAGCAGCATCAGTAACAGAAACACCTGTCATTTTAATTCCCCAATTGCCTTCAGTAACAGTTTCTGTTAGGTTAGCGGCTACTGTACCAGAAGTACCTTGATAAGGTTGATCAAGGGTATAAATAGCACTTGCACCACTACCACTAATGGCAGTTACAATATAACAAATACCACCACCTGTAGCACCAAGAGCGCCCAGTCTAAGGATATCTCCTACTGCAACTTCAGCAGTTCCATCTCCTGAGAAGGTGACGGTATTGGAACCATTAACAACAGTAGTAATAGCTCCTGTAGCAACAGCATTCTTTACAGCACCAGAATTAATACGCTCAAACTTAACAGCCTTAAGAGGTTCTCTTTTGAATGCTGTAGTACCTGCATTAGCAATACCAGCAGCCAAAGCACTCTGACTATTAGTAGTTAACTTAAAGGGGAGAGTTTTAATCAAAGGACTGTTGTTAAGCAGACCAAAAGTATGATTAAGAACAATAGATACTGAATAATATCCAGCAGTAGCATCTATAGAACCTGAAGTATTATTATAGCCTAAGTAACTAATTTGCTCTACAGGAACATCGTATGTTGCATAAGTAGCATTTTTAACAGTATTTCCTATAAATAGAGGAGACTTGTGAATAATTCCTGCAGTATCTTTAGATGCAAAGTAAAACTTACTAGCACTAGAAGTAATTGCGCTGTGTTCGGTTACACCAGCTTGGGTAAAAAATTGACCCTCTCTAGCATCTAAATCTGCCAAGGTCGAGGTATCATCTGTAAAACCAGAGTCAACATTCATAATATGAATGTATGTTACACTGTCTTCGGATTGTGAACTCATAATAAAAAGTATTTAATTTAACAATAATTTAATTTTAAGGTATACTTGGATTTTGATTCTCTAGTACCTGTAATTGAAATCCTTTTTCATCCTCAACTGCTTTATGTGCTAATTGCACTGCTATTTCTACTATTCTACTATGAACAGAAGTGTGTAATTCACAAGCATGAGTGCTATAAGCATCTGCAGTACTGATAGTTAGAGGTAATCTGGCATATGTAATATACAGTTCGTCTAATGTAGTAACTGTATCTGTAGTAACTACCATTTCACTTCCTACCATATAGTACCAAAATCTTTCAGTCTTATCTGGCTTCTTAAAAGGATTATTCTTATTTGCATGATATTCATCATACGAAATTTCATCTACAAGTATATCAGTTGTTGTCACTGTTGATAGCGTCACATCAGCAGTTACATTTAAAATCCACCACGTATCTGCAGTTAGAGTTATAGTAAATGTAGGAGAAGTACCTGCCTGAGAATAACCTCCGGCTATGTTATCGTCTTCTACTAAGATATCTATAACTCTCTTATTAAATGCATTTCTACTAATACCATCTTGCAAGATACCAAGCACCAGCTTCTCTTGAGCCTGATTAAACAGGTCCAACCACTCTGCTTCAATAAATCCAGGGAGATTACCACTGTCGATTGCCTCGAAAAGGATCTCAGCCCTTGCTTGCATTTGTGCAAATGTCATTACCTAGTGACTTTTATCTGAGCTTTTAATTTTAAGTATACGTCATCTTTGGTTTCGGCAGCAGCTTTTAAATAATCAATAAGCTCTGTGTACATATAACTTACACCTTCACCAAGAATGTTATATTTATTTCTACCCTCTTTTGAGATCGCTCCAGCCTTAATTCCTTCTAGAATCAATAACTTTATTGGGGCATCTTTGTCATTTTTCAATTTCAAGAATGTAGATAAATCTGTTTCTATGATATCTTTAATTTCTTTCTGTAGCCATTGCTTTTCAGCATCAGCAGGTACAAACTTAAATTCATTCTTCTCATTGAAATACATTCCTAAGAAATCTCTCATCTTAGGTGCTGAATTTCTTATTTCACCAAAGTAAATATAAGCATCAGTTACATCTAGGGTATTAGCAGCAGCGCGTTCTACCTCTATTTCTTCATCCACTAAAGCAAATCTATATCCAGGTTTACTATGTTGATGTTCCAAATCTGGAGCCACCGATGGATGAAATTTAGCAATTTTGTATCTGAGTACATCCATAGGATCTGATAGGTTAAATATATACCCATCGTGCATCAGATTATAATCTTTAATAACTTTCAAGAAGGTCTTCTTCCAAAAGTTATCTTCTTTAGCATGGACACTTAAATTTAGATCCAGCTCTTTTTCAAAAAATTCTTTCTCTTCATCAGAATCAAAGGGATTCACTAACTGATTTCTCTCAGTAACAGGAAGCTGAAACCAATTGCTAGCGCCTTCATATTGAAAGAAATTCACATGAGTTTTATCATTTACCATGCGGCCCCCTCTAATAACCGGCTTTAGTCTAATCTTCTTGTTTTTTAAATATCCCTTATCAAATGCTTCTTTCTTCGTTATTGCCATAATTTTTGCTAATTAAATTAAATAAGGTGGAGGCCTAAACCTCCACCCTTATGATTTTACGCCCTTAAAAGAGAAGGTATAATCCTAGCTGTTTTCTTAGGATTAGTGATTTTTACACCACCGATGAAACCTTTGAAGACAGAATATCCATCAACAGAAGTTGCCATCATACGAGGCTCACTACGTCCATTATACGGGGAGAACGGGTCACGTAGTCCAGGTATATATCCGAAGAATTCCTCTTCATCCTTAACAGAAACTTTAGAAATATTAGCTTCTCCACCAGTAGTCCCAACATCAAAGATGTCGTAAATACGTGAACTTACTAATCCACCATCAGGATGTCTCATCGTATTTGGGTATCCGTCTTTCATAGGATCAATCATCAGCTTAAACTTAATACCGTTAACGGCTACATAGTTTAAAAACTGACCTTCATCTATTGTCAAACGTCCGTCCATAGAATGAATATTTACATCACTGCGGAGATAGGTAAATCCAGAGGCTTTAGTAACAGCGTCCTTATGGAATTGATATGCGCCATATTCTCCAGTTGAAAGGATAAACTCGCGCTTATCTTCTGGAATTTTGGCAATAGACATATCCATGGCGAAGTCAGTCAACATATCCAGAGAGAAGGTGTTGTAGGTAAGAATATTACCATATTCCATCTGCTCATACAAGCCGTAGCCTGAGCGGAGTACGTTTCCAGACTCTCCAAGGTGTCCAAAGGAGCCATCAGAAAGTTTATTAGATTTTCCGTATAGACACAAACGTGCCTTATCGCGGTTGAATTGAACAAAGAAGTCCCATCCGAGTTTATCAATCCATCTCGTCTGCGTCTTACCATTTTGATCAATAAAGGCATAGGCCAGAGGCTTATTCTTACCTTTAGAAATCATATTACCGGGAACATCATAATTCTTACGAATCATTGCGGTGGTGTTCTCCATTTTGTAAGGAGCAGTGTGATGAACAGAAGTTCCTCGCTTGGACAATTCTTGTTCAACCATACCAAAGAGTTCGGACCACATAGTATTAGCAGCTAATTCAGCAGCAGGGACCCATAAAGTATCATCTCCGGTAAAGAGTTGAACTTCATATCGCCAAGAGTTTCCTACTTGAATGGGATCACTAAGGACTCTAAGTTGATATTCTTCCAGTTTTTCCCCAACGATATGCGAGGTAGCCTCGAAATATCTTTCGGTGAACCACATGTAGAATGTTCCCCTATTAAGTCCTGCTAAAGCAGCATCAGTAACTTTAGTTGCCCCACTAGCATTGGTTGTAGCTTGAACCAGAGGAATACTCCTCTCGTCTGAGCCTTGCAGGAACCATTGGTAAGTGACATCATCATTGATATAGGTAGTCGGCAATTTATTAATAAAGGATACTATGTTATCCGATCCTATATTCAATTCATACAGGCGATTCATAACTTTACTAATAACCTCCGGCGTTTGCATACCTAACCAACCAAGATGGCTCTCACGTGTTAGTGCTGACCAATGTTTTTGGTCAACTACTTGTAGTGCACTAATTGCATTTGCCATTGTTGAAATTGATTATAACAGGTTAAAAAAATTTAATTTTTATAATATACTCCCAGTGGAATCTATTATACTTTGAAGATCTTTATCTACCACTTCTCCTCTAGGAGTAATTCCTGTGGAGCTTGAGGTATTTCTTCGTTTACTTAAGTGTTCTTCTAATTCAGAAGACTCTCTAGTAGTTTTTACTCTTTTGACTTTATCCCAAGATTTACCTTTTTCAAAAAAGCCAGTTTCGTAAAGATAAGCAATCTTAGTATCAAAATCTATAGGGTCTTCAGACCTCTTTGCCCATATAGTATTGGTTGTCTGACCAAATTTATCCATAACAGGCTTTATAATATCATTATAAATTTTATCTTTTGTTTGCTTATTAATTTTTTGTCCGGGAATAACTTCTTGCATAGCGTCCACGTTTTCTCTAAGAATCTTTAGTTGTCGTGTTTGCTCTGTTTGAGTCTCTTCTTCTCGGACTTTAGCAGCCTCTTTAGCATTTGTAATTTCTACACTAATGCGGCTTTTCATATCTTTAGAAGCTTCTTTAGCTTCTTCTATATCTTCTCCAAGATCCACACTACGATCAATCATTCGTTTAATGCGCGCATCTGTTAAAGATGTGGTAGCTCTAAGATGTCTTGTCATAACTTCTTTACGAAGTTCTTCATTTTCTTCAAGCTTGTCTTCCTCAATTGAATCAAAGAAATCTTTCAACACTGTTAATCCATCGGCCTGTTCTTGAGGTACGCCTTTACCAAGTAATTCTAAGTATTGTTGATACCCATCAGCAAAGTCCTGCTTAGCAGCTTCAATATTGGTATTAACTTCTTTTTGAATTAACTGTCTTAGGGCCTCAGCTTCACCCTCCTCATCAACAGTAGTTTGAAATTCATCTTCATCAAAGTCTGAAAGTAACCCCCGACCACTCAGATCTCTAGCAAAGATAACAGCAAAAGGAGCATCAGAAGAAGAAGGAGTCTCATCAGTGTCTTTATGGTCGGGGGTACTATCTTCAGTTTTGTCCTCACCATCCTTCTTATCGTCTTCATCATCCTCGTCGTCTTCAGGATCTGTTTTATCATCACCATCTACTAGATCTTCTATACCAGCTAAGGCTTTGTTTACATCTAATAGTGGCTCATTAGTTTTATTCTTTTTCTTAGAGGATTCATCGTCCTCGTCTTCCTTCTGAGGAGTTGCTGGAGGAATGCCCGATAAAATCGCATTGACATCAAGCATGTCATCCTTTTCAACTATCTCATCAAAATTTCCAAATGCTTCTTCTGGCATAATTTTCTTCTGATTTAATGCAAAGATAGAAATTTTATACTTCTATCACAAATTATTAGATTAAAAAATATTTCTGGTATAGCTTAATTTTGAGTTTTCTTTACCTTAGCAGCCTGTCTTTGGATAGATAATCCCTCCTTCTGGAGATCTTCCTTAGCCATATTACTGCGAATGGTCTCATTAAGCTTATCCCTATCAAGAGGTTCTTCTTCCTCAACAGATTCTTCTAATTCAGGAGCCTCTTCATTGTCTTTCATAGCTGCTACTTGCAACTTAGTATTATTATCACGTATATTTTTACGTTCATCTACAGCAAGTTTTTCTTTCTCAAGGGCTTCCTCTTTGGCCATAGCTCTTTCTTGTTGTTCTACCTGTGCCTGCTGAGCTTGTTGCTCTTGTTGTTTAATTTCTTGTTCATACCTTTCAAGCTTACGCTGTAGACTTGCAGGATCTTTAGTTCTATATAGATCCATAACCATAGAGAGTGAACCACCATTTTGCAAGAATGGCTGTGCTAAACTCTTAAGAGTTTGCATCATTTCCATATCAGCACTGGCAGTAGTTATATGAACTCCATACTCAGTTTCAGAGAATAACTCTCCATCAAAGTCCAATACAGATTGACTACCATCGTCTAAGATAAATTGTCTCTTAAACTTCTGATCTTTCCACGCTATTTTAGCAGTTTCTAGATAAGCCTCTACGGCTCTTATTCTAAAGTTATCATGGACACCATAATACTTCTCAGTGTTTAAAGTAGACTGCGTAATAGATCTTTCTACACCACCAACAGTTTCTCTATTTTCAATAGCACCTTTACGTTGTGGTGTAATTCCTGTAATATCTTGAAGCCTCATTTCTATGAAGGACAGTATCTCTAAGATCTGTTTAACCATCATAGGATCTCCAATCTCTAAAGATCCACCAGATTGATTCATACTTCCGGCCAGTTTACCTGTAGCAACCCCTTCCTTAGCAGCATTAAATGGATCTTCAAAGACAATTTTCATCTGATCTATGTAGTATAAGAACTGATCCATAGTCCATCCATCAGGAATTAATGAGGTTTGAATCTTAGCAATCTTGCCCTTATAAGTCTTCATTTCCTCCCAAAGCTTGTGCATAAAGTAATTATACGTAAGCTGATAGGGCTTCATAAGACTCATTAGCGACTTACTAACTGAACTATTAGTATTGAATATATTGCCTACAATACCTGGAGAACACTTAGAAGGATTATCCATTGACCTAAATTGTACAGGTCGTGGGCCCATTTTAACGTAAATATCATCAGCTAACTTAGTACCTTCGTACCATTCACTAACCCAAATCCACTTAACAGATTCTCCATTTTCTTCATTAACCGGATAATCTTCATCAACATATTTCTTTTGAAGATCGCCTTCTTCATCAAAATAGTCTAGAACTCCTAGTTTTCTCATGCCTTTCCATATGGTACGCATCTTACGTATATTTCCATACTGGTCGAATCCACCACCAAAGAATGAAGTAAGTTTCTTATTAGCAGTAATAATATTTCCTATACCACCCTGTTCAGTAAGCCATCCTTCCATGTCAATAGGCATATTCCGCAATTGACGTTCAAACAGTTTAGAGTTAGCTCCTATATGACTTCCATAACCTTCTTCAAGTTTACGAATCTCAGTGTCCTTAAGTTCATCGTGGTATTCATCTATGGCTTGTCCTACGGGTATATAAGATATCTCAATTATAATATCAGAATCCTCTATTTTATTAGAGTCACTTCCTGATCTAATTGTATATATATGTAATGGATTTAGTTTACGAAGGACAGGTTCTCCACCTATAATCTCGGCAGATGCAATCTCTTCTCCAGCAATTAATAGATCTTCAAAACATCTACTAAATTTTTCTTTAAAGTCTCCGACAGCAAACCCATATTGTATAATTTGGGTAGCCATTCTTTCTCTTTTATCCCTATAATTAAAGTTAACAAACTTAGCCTGTTGAGCAATTTCTTGTTTAGTCTTATCCTCATCATACTTCTTACTAAGAATTTGCTGAACAAGATATTCATTCATCATCTCATTCGTCTCATTAAGTTTCATATTAATGAGGTCTGGATTAGCCAAAGTTACAATAGGATTAAAAAATCTTCTTCTTTCTTCACCAGAAAGGTTATTAATATAAGGATTTGAAAGGGGATAGTTCTTGTAATTATCAGCGAAGTTAGCTTCAATATTATTAGGATTGATAACTTTCTTCACTTCTTCAGGATCTACAATATCATTATGTAGATTGTAGTTACTGAGTTTTTCTTTTAGGGAGGCACGTACACCCATTATATCCGTAGCTTGGAATATAACATCTCCAGAATCCACACAACCCTGATAAAACTTCTTATCCTTTTGATTCCGTGTGCGTTTCTGACTTGGAAATGTTTGGGAAATACCTGATTTAAGTATTGACATACTGTAATTTTTTATAACGGATGATCTCCAACCTGTAAATATAATAAAATTAAATAGAACTTCTATGAGATTTTGTAACTATTTTTTTCTGGTATAGCTTAATTTTGCCCCCTTACCATAGTATTGTACGCAAATATTAATATATCTTTCTCATATCCATTAGCCCTAGTTTGGTATTGAGGAAGTACTTTTACATCTCTACGACAAGTCTCATCAAGGTTAGTTCCCCAACGATAATTAGTCATATGCATATATCCTGTAACTTCACTTTCAGTTACGGTCTTATCTCCAAATAGAATTCTTAATAAGTAATTAGAGTATCCTCCACGATTTATAACTCGTTTTAATAATATTTTCTTTAGCTCTTCTTTTTTAGGATGCTCAGGTAAGGCATATAACTGCCATCCTTTATTATGTAATGGATAAGTAGGGATTAAGAACTTTCTAAATAATTTTTGTCGCCTAGATAGGTTAAGTTGAATAATGTTTCCCAACTTGTCCCAATCTGCATTGGAGTACTCTTTTCCTATATTGCCCACCCCTCTCCAAAATTTATTCCAACTATTGCCTAATCGGGCCCCTATAATCTGAAAGAAATAATAAGACTCTGCAGCACCCTCATCTCCGGCTAGAGCTGATACCCATAACTTAAGTCCAAATTTAAGGGGCACATCATATATAAAGTCTATAAATTTATCTTGGGGGTCTTTAAGACTCCTATATATAAGAAAATAAGACCAATGATCTTTACTAATATCATTCTTATAGTCTTCTACTCCAATAACACGTGGATGTCTATATAGTACCCAAAAAGGATCTTCAAATTGTATACAACTTTCTAATCCCAGTTCTAATCTTGGATCTTTATTATATGCTAACCACATGAGTATAGTCCTACCAATAGAGTCTTGCCAACTCTCAGCATCACCCTTAACAACGGCTAATCCATCCTCAAATATATGATATAAATTTTG